GTTAATTGATTCATTTGAAGATTCACTTGAAGAGATTATAGAGAATATGGATCATAATGATGAATCTGGAGGAGAGCACCAATATGAAAAAGAAGCATCACAGCGTGATCATAAGAGAGCTGTTGCTAGAGAAATTAGAGAATATATTGCTACTATAAGTGTAGAAGAAAAAGATCAGTTTGGTAATATATATACTAGAACTACCACTGATGAAAACTTTATAGAAAAAGATCCACGTATAGCATTAAGAGTTTTAGTTGATTTTGAATCTGTTTATAATGGTATTTTAAAAAGTGTTGCTAATCAAACAGATCCTATAGCTATTCTACAAAGAATGTATTATAACTCTCAAAATAATCCTCAGACAAAAGCATTTGTAGATAAATTCTTTTTTGATATAGGTATTCAATCACAAGAAAGTATTGAACAATTATTAGAAGGTGAATTACCAACTATAACTAATCCTGATTGGTTTAACAAAGTAACTAAAACATTCAATCTATTTAGAGTTGATAATTTAAATTTAGTAAAAGATCCATCTACAGGAGTTGTTATATCATATGCATCTAATAGAAAGGATGATGCTAATTCACAAATAGAATATTGGAGAGCAGCTAATAGAAGTAAAGTAAATTTCTTATTATCAAAACAAGGTCAAAATCAAGTAAGAAATACTTTTGAAGCACTTGAACAAAAGATGAATGAGATAGATAAAAAGATTACAATTAATCAAGTAGAAGATCTATCTAATAAATATAGCACAAAGATAAGAGAACTTACTGGTATCTATCTTCATCCTAACTATATTAAGTACAGTATATTATCTCTAAGAGATATTAAAAAGCTTGGAAAGAATCAACTTGAAAGAAGAATATTATCTGGATTTGTATCTTCTTATGAAACAGTTGTAGAGCCTATCACAGTAGATGCTTTAAATGAGATTAAAGAGTCTATACTAAGAGGTGAGAACTTATTCTATAATCAACAACGTATAGAAACTGATAAAGAAGATGATACTACAACAACACAGATTATAGAAAATGTTGGTGTTAAAGGTAGATTAAGAAACTTAGGATTAAACAATGCAAACTTTGATGAGTCTGTTGGTGCATCAGTTATGCGTGATGCTGAGAATAATTTAATATGGGCACATCAGTTACCATCATATAACTTAAGATTTATTCAACAAATGAATAATCAAGAGTTTGTTGCTAAATTAAAAGAAGACCCATACATTGCAAATAATCCTTTATTAGAAGATCCACAGTTTTTAGCTTTAATAAACGCTGGAGCTCTAAATCCTTTGAGAATATTAGGTGTTGAAAATAAAAAACTTGCAATGGGTAAGTCTGGAGACTTAGCTGCTAATTTGCTTTCTGATCCTAACTCTAAGAAAAGTATAAGATTTGGTAAGTCAAATGTTATTGATTATAGTTCAACTAACTTAGATGTATATGTAGCTGATTCTTATAATAGTAATAATGGTAAGATTTATCCTAAAAATATTTACAGAGATTCTGATGGTAAAGACTTTGTAGTTGCTCCAGTTAACTTAGGAGTTATAGCTGAAACAAATACAGCTGATTTTGTTAGGCTTGCTGTTAGAAAAGCTGTAGAAGAAGATCCTAACTTAGGTATAAAGCTTACTGATGAAGTTTTAAATCTTTTTGAATATATAGTAAAGAATGAATATAACAGAATATTACGTGAAAAAGATGGTTATACTGCAAATTCTGGCTCTATATTTCAAGGTTATAATGATGAAACTTCTATAAATAATGGAACAGCAAGAGCATTAAAGATGTTTGAATCTGAAGAGCTTTTAACTGTTAGACCACCGTCAATTAATCAAAGAAGAAAAGGAACTAAAAGTCCTTATCTAGGTACAAAAGAAGAGTCATCAATATTAAAGGGTAATCAAAGATTTATATTAAGAGGTGGTAGAGCATATAATGCAATTAACCTAAGATCTGGTGAAGTATCTGAAGCATTTGTTTCTGATAAGCAATATCAATTAAAAAATCATGGTTTAGTTAATATTAATGATATTAATTCATCTATTCTTGTAGAAGGTTTAGGAGATGCTATATCTACTACACCGTATTTTGATAATCAAAAAAGTGTTCTTATAGGAGATCAGGAATATTATTTACGTAATAATAAACAAACTCCATTCCTTAGAGGTAATATTAATTTATATGTATATGAATATACAGCTCCTAAACAACAAGCATCTAATTTAGTTTTAGAAGATGTTGAATTAAAAACTATAACTGAAGTAGATAACACAGCTAAAGTTAGACTAGAAGAATTAGCTTTAGAAGGTTTAAATTATGATGATGCTATAGTAAGATTACAAGAAGAAGGTATAGTTATCAAAGATGTAATTAGTGATGCTATACTTAGTTCAGTAGATGAGTATTTAGTTTACTTAGGTGAAATAGGTGCTTTAGGTAGATTATCAGAACAAATTACAAATGAGCTTGGTGTAAGTCAAGATTTAGGAAAAGGTAAATATGATTATAGACCTAACTATGATTCTAAAATAGCTGCAGAACAATTAAATCTAAAAGAAAATAATCCTGATTTTAATATTGCACAGATATTTGTAAATAATAAAATCAACTTAAGTTTATTTAATCAACTTAGAAAAGGTGATAATGCTATTGGTACCAAAGATGCTACTGACAATGTTAAAAGAGAAAAACAATATAGTGGTTCTGGACCTAATATATCTACATTATTACCTGATGTTAAGAATGGTATAGAGCATGCTATAACAACTGTTTCACAACTTACATTTACTGATCCAACTTTTGATCAACAATTTGATATTAGTGGTGAAATTGGTGAGGATCAGGGCAAGAAAGCTGATGCACAAATGTATACTACTGCTAAAGGTATGAGATACATGATGTATGGTATAGGTAAATATAATTCTTCAATGAATGATTTGATGAATAAAATTGATATAGGTGAAAAAGTTACTGCTGATGAATTTTTTGGAAGAAATGGTTTTAAAGAAAATGGAGCTGTTATTAATTCAAAGAAGTTTGTTTATGGTGATAAATATGTCTATGATAAAATGTCAGTCTTTGCACTAACACCTGAGTATACATCATTAAAAGATGAACAAGGTAATTACACTATTCCTAAATTAACAAGAGAACCTTTACATAATTTAAGATTAAAATTAGAAAGACAAGAAGAGTTAACAAATACTATTGCTGTTGCTGTACCAGAATCAGGTTCAAAAAGAGCAAAAAGAAATGTTGTTGATGTGACTATAGCTACAGATCCTTTTACTGAATTAAATGATAATGATTTTACAGCACTTGATGCAAGTGAATTTAAAGAGCAAGTAGTGAATCCATCAAATAAAATGGAAGGTGTTGATGCAAGACAAATAAAATTAATACTAGGTTCTGAACAAAATTTAAATCAAGAAGTTACTATTAAAGGTATAAATAATAATGAACCAATAACAGTAGGTGAATTGAAAAATTTATATCATCAAAAAATTTCAGGACGTGTTAGATTAAAATATTTAGGAAAAAGAAACTTAACATTTAGTTTATCTGAAGCAATAGATGAAGTACATAAGTCAGTAGATAGAGGTAAGGTAACTGTAAAATTAGAATCATTTTTAGATATGGCTGTTTCTGGTTTAAAAGCATCTCAAGCTTCACCACAAATGTTAGCATTTTTTGAAAATAATGGTCAAGGTAATTCAAGATTTAATTTAAATTCACAAGTAACACAACAACAATTTGAAGAATTATTTTTAACATTCTTTAGTAAAAAAGTTTTAGGTGAAAGACAACCAACTGTTACAGCTGCTTTAGTATCTGACTTTGGTGTTAAAGTGTTAAGACGAGTTACAAAGGTAGATGAGAATGGATCTATATTAGAAAGTGAAATAATTAGAGATGCTGAATATAGTGAAAACTCTCAAAGCATTGAAGCAAATGTTAAATTTACAGATCCTACAAATCTATCTGATATTAAAAGAGCAAGTATTGGAGATATTGTAGTAGATAGATTAAGACATAATGTTCCTGAATTAGATACAAACGGTAATCCAACAGGTGTTTATTATACTGAATTTATGATGGCTCCTCATCATAAAGAAGTAATGAAATATATAAAACCTGGAGATACAATTCCTGATTTTATATTAGATGCTTTTGGTTTACGTATACCATCTCAAGATAAACATTCTGCTATTAGTTTAAAGTTAGTAGACTTTTTACCAGTTGTTTATGGTTCAAGTATGATAACTGCACAAGAACTTATTGAGGTATCAGGAGCTGACTTTGATATTGATAAATTATTCATGGCTATTAAAGAATTTTATTATGCTGATGGTAAATTTAGTGAATATGGCAAAGGCACAACACCTAGACAAAAATATGAAGACTATATCCGTTATGTAGTTACAACTGAGTTAAGAAGAAAAGATTCTGATATAAATGCAGCTGTAAAACAATGGAGTAATTTAGGAGACACAGAAGAGGCATTTATACTATACTCTGCAGAAGGTCAAGCTGCAATAGAAAAGATTACTTCATTAATAGAAAATAATTCTGAAAGAGGTTTAGCAAAAGCTTCTTCTGAATTAAATGCTTTACTTGTTGCTGAAGCAATAGAAGGTATTGATGAAATAACTGCTAAACAATTAGATATTATATTTAAAGCTAATAAAGATTTAAATGGTGCATTAGAATTATTGGGTTTACCTGTTACATTTAATCAATATAAAGAGTATGTTGAGAAGTTTGGTGAACCTTATCTTGGTGCTTTGAATAATGATTTAGTAGATATAAGAAAAGGTTTAGTAGCTAATGAACATGTTATTAATACACCTGGAAGAACTGTAGGTATTGCTAATGAACCTGCAGATATAAAATTATTAAACCAATTCTTTAAGGAATTAAAGGAAGAGTTTCCAGAATTGATGGAAGAAGTTGAAGAGCTTGGTATTGATCCAAATGATTTATATGGACAAGCAAGAGCATGGAATAATATTAAAACTGGTGCAGATGGTATTGGAGCTATTGTAAGACCTAATACAGGATTTAGTGTTTTAGCTGAAAATAATGTAAAACTTTTTGCTAATTCTAACCTAATACCTACATGGAACGGTCAATCATTAAATGATTTTGGTATTTATACAGAAAGAGGTAAAAGTGCACAAGAGGGTATAAGAAAACAATATATAATATCTGCATTCATTACAGCAATGACAGATAATGCAAAAGAAAGACTTGCAGCTAAATTAAGCATTACTAAAAAAGCTTTACCAGTTGTTGGTACTATGATTGCTTTAGGTATGAACTATAAGGATGCTTTATATCATTTAAAACATCCAGTTATTAAAGAAGCTGTGTATGCTGCATCATTAGAGGGAAGTATTAAAAGTTATATAAATGCAAGAATTGCAGCTTTAAAAGATGAATTTATAACTGAGCAAGGACTTACTGCAAAAATAAATTCTTTAAATACAGAATATATTAAAGAAGAAATTAATACAAAGTCATTTTCTGTTGATCTAAATCAACAAGATCCTTTTAATTCTACTCAAGGAGTTGAAGGAGATAATGCAGCTATTCAAGCTGAAGCAGAAATAGCATTCTTAGAAAACTTTATTAAATTTATTAATATTAGTGATAATGTTAGAGACCTAAATGCATTAACAGATTTAACAAAAGGTATTGGTGATATAGATCTTATAGATCAATCTTTTGAAAAGTTAGGTTTAGAATTAAATAATAAAGATTTTGATAAACATGTTGCTGATTTAATTACACAAGCAAGTGAACAAAATATTATTCCTTTAACATTTGATGTAAGAAAAGTAGTCAAAGATAAAAATCAATTCTTATCAACTTATTATGATATTTATAATGAGTTTACTAAAGAATTATTACCTGTTGTGTTTTTATCTGCTACTAAACCTTTTAAGAGAATATATGATACGACTTTAGCAAACTTTAAAAATAACTTTAGAGTGCTTGATGAATCAAGAAGAAATAGAATTAAGAAAGATATTACAGCTTTCTTTGGAGCTAAAGCTTATATCAAGTATCTAGATAGAAAAGGTAGAGCAGATTTAACTGCATCATTACAAAATGATTTTATTTATGATGATAAAACATCAGATATATTAAGGTTAGAAAATGTTGTAAATAATCTACAAGAACAACTTGAAGTACAAGGTATAGAAAATAAATGGTTAAATTCTTTTGTTCAGTATAGTGATGTATATGATCTACAAAATAATGATGGTATTAGTAAGCTTGAAAGTAATAGTTGGGGTAGACCACCTCAATCAGAAATAATAGATTTAGAAATAGATTTTGCAAACTTATATTCTATTGATCCTGTTAATACTACACATCTGGTTCATTACTTATTATTAAAAGATGGACTTACATATAAGAGTGGTACATTTATGAATACTATACCTGCAGTATTACTAGAAGATATTATTAATCAAATAGATAATGTTCATAATGCATTTAAAATTAATGAAGATAGTGCTAGATTTGATAGTACTTTTAAAACTGTATTTGGTGCAACATATGATGAATTATTTGATGAATTCTTAAGAGGTTATACTAGACATGCTGCAAATGAATTTTTAATTCGTGAGATAGGTCAATCTAATTTTACTACAAAGAGTAGAGGAATGATTACTGTATCAGAAGAATCTCCTTTTGAAGTAACTACAGAGAAGAAATTTACTATTGATTTAACTAGAGAGAATGAAGATTTGATATATGTATTTGGAGATAACTTATTAAAAACAGGTACAGCTGGACAAGCAGTTATTAGAGGTGAAGAAAATGCATTTGGTATACCTACTAAAAAAGAACCATCTGTTGATGCTGGAGCATACATGAATGATGCTGAACTTAAGCAAAACAAAAAAGCAATAGATACAGCTATACAAGAGATTTTAGCTCAAGGTAAGTCTGTAGTATTCCCACAAGAAGGTTTAGGAACTGGATTAGCACAATTAAAACAGAGAGCTCCTAAAACATATTCATATTTAAAGAAAGAACTGCTTAATAAGTTTGGCTTTGATAATGATACTGGTAATATTACAAATACTCAAATTGCAAAAAATGCACAAAGAATTTTAAAGAATTCACCTGTTGTATTTAATAAAGATACTGGTGTTGCATCAATCAATATGTATAAAGGTGTTCCTATTTACTTTGCAAAAGATGGTGAAATAACTATTAGAAAGAGAAGAGTAAACAAGAGAGGAAAAATTAGTGATAGGGATATTAAAAAAATACGTAGTAATATTACTAAAATTAAATTTAATGGTTTTGATTTATCTCCTTATGTTGATAAATCAGGTAACACAAGATATGAGTTTGGTTTCCCTGCATCATTCTTAACTACTGTTGTATTAGATGGTAAACGTCAAGTTGTTTTATTTGAATTAGATAAAGTGTATAGAGATAGAGAATATGCAAAGGATACTAACTTAGATGTTATGATAGCTAGAGATGAAACTATTGCATTGGGTGTAAGAGCTGATTATAGAATAGGTAAAATATTAGGAAGTAAATATCAAACAGGTATAGGTGAAGTTTATGGTCAATTAAAAAGTAAACAAGAAATTGTTGATTATATTACTGCAAAAAATGATAAACTTGAACGTCAAATTAAAAATGTAGAAGAAGCTTTAGATGTGCTTGAAAATACAGACTTTGATAAGATATTACCAAGAAATAAAAATGTTGTTGATGCAGTAGCAGATGGTAAAACTGTTAATGCTACTAATAAAGAGATTACTATTGATGGTAAAAAGCTTAATGCTTTATTAGAAAATTCTGAAAAAGCTAGAGTTAAAAGTGAAGAATCTATTGATGACTCACCTAATGTAAATGATGTTGCAATAGATATTGATGATTCTAAAATGGATATGTTAGGATCTAAATTAAATCAATTACTTAATGGTAATAAAGAAGAGATCTCTACAGATTTTAGTATTATTGAAAATGCATTCTACGATTTAAGAGATAATAATGATAACTTTGATCAAATTAAAAAAGATTATAAATTCTCTACTCCTGAAGGTTTAGTTCAATCATATGAAAGTGCATTAGAACTATTACCTGCTTTATCACAAGAAGAGTTTATAGAACAAATAAAGAAGTGTTACTAATGGCAGTAAATAAATGTTATAATAGAAGCAGTGTTGAATATAAAACATTATTGAATGAATTTAAATCTGTTCCTTCAGTGGATATGATTATAGATTCTTTTCAAAAAGCATCTAATAATGATGTGATACCTACAGTTGAAGATGCAAAACAAATGCTTAAAGATCAAAAGACTTTGTTTAGTTTAAAACAAAGAGATTTTGGTGTTGCACTATTAGCAAATCTTGCAAGAAAAGGTTTAATAACAAAACTTAAAAATAAATATTATGTAGTGCATACTGATCCTGTAACTGGTATTCATAGTGATAAAATTCTTAGAAAAAATTTAAGAATGATGAATAGTTGGATGGAGTTTTGGAATCTTGATCCTAACTTATTGGTAAAAGGATTAACTAGAAAGAAGCTAACCTTTAGTATTAGTTTAGATAATAATTTATTTACTGTAAAAGATTTAATTGAAAAGAATAGAAATAAAGATTCTGTTCATGCTTCTAATTTGATTACACATCTTCTTAGAACATTTCCTTCTTTATCTGTAGAAGTTGTTAAACCAGGTGTAGCATATGAATACTATGAAGCACTTCCACAAGCAGAAAAAGCAAAAGTACCATTTGATCAAATTAAAAGTTATGTGCATGGAGAAAAGGTAAAACTTATTCAAGGTAGATTTGATACAGATACTATAGTAGAAGAAATATTACATCCATTTATAGAGTCAGCTAAAATAGATAATAAAGCATTAGCTAATTCATTATATAGAGAAGCTGTAAAAGCTTTTCCTGCATTATTGCAAGAAGTAGAAGATGCATATACAAATGCTAGAGGTTTTACATCTAATGATAGAGCTACTGAATTTTTAACAAAAGCATTAGGAAGAACATTTAATAAAGAGTTTGAAGAAAATACAAATAGAGATGGCTTTTTAAATAAAGTAAAAGAGTTTATACAATGGTTTTTAGATATTGTAAAAGATTATTATAGATATATAACTGATAATAAATTAGTCTTACCAACTGCAGCTATTAGTGAAAATGCAACATTATCTGATGTTGCTAAATTATTAAATACTGATGCTGTTACATTTGATCTAAAAGCAAACTTTCCTAACAAAGTTAGATACTCTCTTGCACCAGAGACTAAAAATATATATGATTATATTTTGTCTCAAGCAAATGAGGTTCAGTCAGATATAGTTAAAAATTTATTTTATCAATCTGTTACAACAAATAAAGAAATAAATCAATTAACCTCTGACATAATTACACTAGATAGAAATACACATACATATATTGACATTGAAACAGGTGAAACATATACATCTGTAACTACTGCAATTAAAGGTCAACTAGATGATATGGGTGAGTATAAACTTAATAGAGACATAGGTGATGATTTTGACGTCATATTAGAAAGTCTTGCATCAGGAGTTACAAAGTTTGAAGATATACCTAAATTAAAAGTATTATCTGAAGATGTTGCACAAAAAGCTTATAATGATTTAAATGACTTTTTAAGTGATTTAAGAAGCACAGGATCTTTAGTATTACCACAAATTATATTATCTGATAGAAATGCAGGTATAGCAGGTACTGCAGATATTGTTGTAATAAAACCAGATGGTAAGATTGGTATAATAGATCTAAAGACAAGTAAAAACTCAATAGGTAGAGATTCTTATAGAAATAGGACTTATCCAGTTAATGAAGATAGTATGTTATATCAAGAAGATGGTACAATGGCTCTATCAACTAGAATGCAACATGGGATACAAGTTAATATGTATAGAAGATTGTTTGAAAATATGGGATATGAATTAGATCCTTCAGAACAATCATCATCTACATATCATATTTTAGTTACTGGTATAGAAGGAAGAGGATCTGAACAAACATTTGATAATCTTAATTTTGAAACAGAAGGTTTTGTTTTTCATAAACCTATGGATAATAAAAAGTTTGTTGATCAAATAGTTCCTAAAAATATAAATCCAACTGGTAGATTAAATTATAAAACTATAGTAGAAAACAGTCCTTATAGATCTGATGCAGAAAATGAAGATTTTATTACAGCTGCAGAGGGTCAACCAGAAGAAATGGGATTATCTCATGCAACATATAAAGCATTATACGGTGTAGTATTAGACTTTGGAAAAAAATTGTTTAATAGAAATGAAGCAATTAAAAGATTAAAAAATGAAAGAGGTTTATTAAAAGATAAAGATACTACAGTTCTTGATATGCAACAAACTATCAGTGCTATTGGTATTGGTCTTTCAGAAGGTAAAGCAGATATACTTTATACTAAACTTTTACAAAAATCTTTAAGAGAATTAGAAGAAGCTGAAAAGTATTTAACTAACGAAGATAATTTTGGTAGTTCAGATTATATTGCTAAAGTAAATTATATAAAAAGATATGTAGAAAACTTTAGAGGTCTAACAAATATAACTGAGACTTCTGGATTAAGTAGTGCACAGTTAAGATTAAAAGATAATTTAGCTAATCAACTTAATAGATTAGCTGATGGATATACTGAAGTTAATGTAGATACAGGTACAACTGTACAAATGCCAGGTATATTAGAAACTGCATTGGAAAATTATGTTAAGTTTTTTGTAGCAACAAAAAGTCAAAGAGAATTTTCTGAGGAAGAATTAGATAGTGTTATAAAGTTTGGTAAAGATTTAGATATGTTAAGTTTCTATGCAAGTGATATTGCTACAGCATCTGATACTTTACTAGCATTAATGGATAAAGAATACAAAAGAGCAAGACAATTAGTTCTAGATCTTACAGAAAAACAAGCTAATAGAATTAGAATTAATGCAGAATCATTAAGAGCTATATCTAAACAAAATAATATAAGTGATAAAGAGCTTTATTATTATATGTTAAATTTTGATAATGATGGTAACTTTTTAGGAACATATGTAAAACAAATAGGATCTCAATATGATCAGTTACGTGAAGAAGCAGGTAAAGATAGATATGGTAAAGATGGAGAATGGTTAGATTATATAAGAGATTTAGATATTAGTCTTGCAACACCCGAACAAATAGAATATAATAAAAAAGTATTTGAGTCTAGACAAAAGTATAGTCTATTTATGAGACCAGAACAAATTAAAAATGGTCTTCCTGTAGATGGTGATTATCATAGATATACAGATAAATTTAAAGAAGAAAGAAGAAAATATCAAAGATGGATTTCAACAGGTGATAATGCAGGATACTGGGCTAAAAGAGCAGATGTTACTGAATTTGCATATAATAACTTTAAATTAAAATACTTTGAAACAATAGAGTATGATAAAGCTATTAGAAAAAATGGTGAGCCTACAGGTGTAGTTACTAAAGGAACTATTGATGTAGTAAAAAAAGAAAATACAGAAATAAGATTAGTTTCAAGCAAAGGAGAATCTATGGTCTCAGAAAAGTATGACGCTATTATGAATGATACTTCACAATTAGGTATTGCTAGAAGAAACTTTTACAATATGTATGTTGAGGTGTATGAAAATGAACTTTTAAATATGTTACCAGGTACTATCAATGGTACTATGAGTGGTAAAACACCATTAATTAAATCAAGATTTTTAGAAGGTCTTTCTAGTAAACCTGATGTTGTACAATCAATGACAGGTAGGGCTCTTAGAGGGTTTAAAAACTTTTTTCAAAAAAGCTCTGAACAAAAGTTTGTTGGAGTTGATGAGTTTGGAAATTTAATAGATCAACAACTTCCTATATATTATGTTGGATCACCGCGTGATGAAGCTCAACTTTTAGAAATAGATAATACTATAAATAGTTTAGTAGAACTACTTAATAAAGAAAAGAATAAAAATAGAAAACAAGAACTTACTCAAGAAATAGCACTATTAAGAGGTAAAAGACAAGCATTACAAACTCAACCAGCTCTTAATGAAATAAGTTTAGACATGGGAGATAGTCTTTTGAGATTTGCTGGTATGGCACAAAACTTCCAAGTAATGAGTGAAATGGAAGAAACCTTTAAAGCAATAATAGAGATTATTGATAAGAGAGAGTATGAAGAGTCAGGTGTATTAAGTTCTGTGAGTAAAAAGTTAGTTAGTAAAGTTGGAGATACTGTATCTAATGTATATAAAAAAGGAGCAGGAAGTGCTACACAACAACAAACTTATATATCTAGAAGAGCAAAGAAATGGTTAAGTATGACCTTTTATAGAGAAGATGAAACTAAAGTTGGTTTAGAAAAAGCAATTGATGGTTTAATTAGTTATTCATCTTTAACATATGTTGGACTTAACTTTTTTGGTAATATAAGTAACTATGGTATTGCAAGAATAAACAATGCAATAGAAACAGTAGGTGCTAGATTTTATGATAGAGATGCAGGTATTGCTGCAACAAGAGAATTTAATGTAGAATATTTACCTGGACTTATGCAAGATCTTGCATATAATTATGAAGATGCTACAGGTCAAATTAAATACAAAAAGAAAATACCTGGAAGTAAATATCAATGGTCAGTTAATGAGTTTAGAATGATGGATGATAAGGCTGATATACGAGAGGTTACTAAAACATTACCAGGAACTCAAGGTTCATTTGCATTTAGAGCAATAAGTAATATTGCATATTCTGTTCAGGATGCTGCCGAGTATAATGTACAAACTAAAGTAGGTAATGCTATATTAAGATCAGTAGTTGCTATAAATTCAAAAACAGGAGAAGAAAAAAGTTTTTATGATATAATATCATATGATAGTAGAACAGGTGAAGCTACTTACGAAGAAGGTTTTGATAAAGTAAGATTACCAAATAGAACAAAAACTATGGATCTTAATGATGATTCAAGACGTGAAATAAGAAATTATATACGTGAGGTTAATAAGCAGATACATGGTAACTATGCATATGAAGATAGAATGATAATTCAATCACATGCTATAGGTAGATTAGCTGCACAGTTTCATAAGTGGATTGCTCCTGCTATTAAAGCAAGATTTAGAAGAGAATATTTTGATGAAAATTTAGGTTGGTTAGAAGGAAGATACTTAACTGCATTTAACTTTTTAGGTTATGTTTACAAAACAAATGGAAATATAACTAAAGCAATGGAAGATTATAAAACATATGAAGGTGATAAAGCTAAATTAAAGATAGATAATTTAAAAAGAGTAGGAGGAGAACTATCTTTATTAATGATGGTCTATGTAATGCAATCTGTATTATCATCTGCTTTAGTAGGAGATGATGACAGTGATAGAAAAAAACGTTTAGTAAATTCTATCCTTTATACAGTTAGTAGATTAAAAAGAGATATGTTACTTTTTATGCCAAGTATTGAAGCATTAGATCAAGGTGTTGGATTAATTGAATCACCTATTCCTTCAACTAGAATTGTTAGAGAATTAGCTCAAGCACTTCAAGTAACTTTTGGTACTGGTTGGACAGCTTTGGGAATGCAAGCAGGCTTTAAAACAGAAGAAGATTTTCAAAAGTATGTTTATCAAAGAACTGGGAGAAAAGGTGAACTCAAATTAAAAAAGGAATGGATGGATGCCATTCCTATGTTATATACCCTAAATAGGTGGGCATCATATGATACCGTTAAAGACTTCTATGTTAAGTAGTTAGAAGTGTTTGATTGTAAAAGTTAGGACAGCAAAGATAATACCAAACTCTATAACAGTCATTGGTATATCTTTAGTAGTCTCATCATTTTCTAAATGATAGGTTACATGTTCCATATTTAAACCAATTAAGGTTTTATATTTAGAACAAAAAGAAAAGTGAAATTCATATTTCATAATTAAAAAATTTAAAGTTAGAATATAATTTTGTATATTATAATTGTACAAATATAATTATTAAAAATTAAAAAGTTATGGCAGGTTATAAATTAACTGAAGCAATAAATTGGAAAGCATGGACAGGCAAAGTTCTACAAGCAATTAAAAATGTTAGTGTAAACGTTGGTGATGTAACTGTTAATACTTCAGATTTAGAAGCTTTACAGACAACAACAAATACAAAACTAGATACAATAGAAACTACTTTAACAGCAGTTGAAACAGATATTGCAGCTTTAGAAGTATTGCAAACTACAGCAAACACTAATTTATCTGAAATAGAAGGTGCAGTAGAAACTATTGAAGGTGCAATTGGTGCTGATGGTGATACAAATGTAACAAAAGCTATGAGTATGGCAGCAACAGATTCTACTGGAAGACTTCAAGAATTATCAGTAGATACTACTGGAAGACTTATAACAGCAGAGTTTGGTCTTATAACAGCTCAACCTTTTGCTAGAAGCGTTGCTACTGGTCAAACATTAACTAGTGATATTCAATTAAATTGGTCTAGTTTAACTATAACAAATACAGCGGTAACAGGCAATGTAACTGTAATAACTAATTATGGATCAGCAGAAACTTGTGTTATACCTCCAGGATTTAGTATTACTTTTGATTGTGGTGCTAATCAGCTTTCTTTTAGATCAAATTATTTTACAAGCATTGCTACAGATTCTAATTCAACTGCAATGATAGTTGGATCAATACCAAATTTATAATGGGATTATTAACCACATTAAGTCAAACTAATGGTAGAGCCAAAGGTGTTAGAGGTAATGGAGATGCTCATGGTTTTCTCCCTATTGATCTTACAAGTTTAGCTGGATGGTGGACAACTTATGATGTAAAAACTTGTGTAAGTGATACTTCAACATTAGCTCCTGTAGTTCCAGATGCAGGTGACACAACAGATAATTGTGTTAAGTGGTTTAATAAAATAGGTGATGCACATGTTCCTGGAAGTTCTATAGGATCTGGTAGAGATTTTGCTAATACTACAGCATCAACTCAACCAATAGCAAAAGCACAAGGATCTTCTGGTACAGCTCCTTTTTATTTAGAATTTAATAATGGTCCTTTTTTAGATTTAACTACTGCTTATTCTACTTCAAATGCATTTACTTATCATATTGTTATTGAAATAAAAACTTTTGGTACTGGTAGTGGTCAAGGTTATATTGCAGGTTATGCTGCTGGTGGTTCTAATAGTGATTTTGTTAGAATTAATGCAGCAAATGGTGGTACACTAAAAGTTGCTGGTACTGGTGTTAATAATGGAGGTATGGGAACAAACTATTCTAATACTGAAAGATGCATTTTACATTTAACAAGGGATAGTTCAGGTGTTTTTACTTTTGGTAAAAATGGTGTAATGTCAAGTGTAACAGGTACTGCAGCTGGTAATTATCAATTTGATAGACTTGGTAAAACATTTTCACAAAAAGGTGATGTAGAAATTGCTGAAGTTATATTACAAATGGGAACAGTAGCTACACAAAATGAAATAGATGCAGTAGTTGCTTATTGTAATCAAAGACATACTATAGACTAATGGCTAAATATATTATAAAAACAAATGAAGCTGATATTCAATCTATTATAGATAGGATTGATGGTGAGTTAGGTTTTCCAAATTCAAAAGCTAATACAGTAGCAGATATTTATCCTCATCCAGATGCATCAAAATATTCTGGATATTTTTCAAGTAGATATGAAAGTTATTTAACAACAGAAGAACTAGAAGATTGTGTAGATAATCTACCATCTGATTGGTATCCTGATTTAGATTAATAAAATGAGAGCACTAATAATATTATTACTTTTTCTAGTATCTTGTGTAGCACCTAAAAAATGTTGTTCACAGATAAATAATTTACTTAAATTTTCTACAGTTTATGGAGCTGCTAATGGTGGTACATCATTATCAGATCAAAATGCTTTTAATGTAAATACAGGTCAACTTGTAACAAATGTTATAGAAACACCTTTTGATTATTCTGTAATAGGTGGTATAAGAAAGATAAAGCTATTTCAATATGAAGATCAAACTAGATTTAAAGATGGTACAGAGACTTCATTTAATGATGCAGCTACAATTGGAAGACTAAAAGGGTTTGAATATTTATTTCAATTTGAATATAAAAGACAAGAGGGTATTGAGTATTTAGATCAACATCACTTTGTAAGATACTTATCAGATAAATGGATAGCAAAGATAGAATATCTACAAGATGGTGTAGCAGATATAGAATATTTTGAATCTTCTCAAAGATATAGAATAATATCAGATAAAAAATTATCATTTAATATAGGAGCTGTACAACGTGTATCTGAACCATATGGATTTGATCCACTTGAAGAATGGATATTATCTAATGGTAATCTACATTATACCTATCTAGCATTACAAGAGGGTTATAATATAGACGTATTTAATAGTGAGTATACTGATCCACAAGGAAATGTTGTAGCAACTAGTCCAGAAGTTTGGGAAGAAGTTGTTATACCACAAGTTCTTTATAATTATGTGGAAAAGAAAAGAAATGAATTAGATAGTCAATGGCAACATTCTTTAGTATTAGGTTTTGATTATTATCATTATGAAAAAAATTATTGGTTACATGCTTGGGGTAACTTAATGCCTTATCATTATGATGATGGTAGTTTATATTCTTATCATAGATTTCAAGATGGAGATCAATGGTATGATTATTCTGGTGGGATAATTTTTGGTCAAAGAATAAATAAAAATTTAGGAACATTTATTGAAGGTAAATATAATAAGTATTGGAATAAAGAATGGTATGATTTTAAATTAGGTGTAAATTACAAAATATTTTAGTATTTTATATATGTCTGGTAAATCTAAATACTATTACGATTATACAAGAAATATGAGTTTTGAACAAGCTCAAGAATTTAAAAAACAAAAAAAGAGAGATGTTAAAAAAAGCTGCAAATACATATTCAAAAAACTATTCAGGGGCTTTAAAAAGAGCCAATAAAGGTACAGGAAGAATAATTAGAAAAGGAAGTGTTAAGGCTTCTTCAAGATCAATGATTCCACCAAAACAAAATGGTGGAGGATGTGGTTGTGGTAAATAATAGATAAATGGATACTGCTCAAGAAATAGCGTTGATGAAACAAAAAATGGAACAAGTAGATGATAAGCTTGACAAAATGGATGAAAAGCTTGACATGTTAACTAAACAACTTTTAGATCCAGATGATGGTGTTACTGCTAGAGTAAATAAAAATACTAGTGCACGTAAATTTTTATCAAAAGCTATGTGGGTATTATATGGAATTGTAGCAGCTGCTGTTGCAAAAATGTTTTTAGAATAATGGCAAAAGAACTAAATGAAGATACTACGTTAAAGTTAAGTATTAAAACACTTGCTGGTATAGCAGTTTTAATATTTACATTAGTTGGGATGTGGTTTACTTTACAAGCAGATATAACTGAAGCTAAAGAATTACCAGCACCAGCAGATCCTGAAATTACACGTATGGAATATGATATGAAAGATCAACTTATACGTCAAACAATTATGACAACTCAAGATGATGTCAAAGAATTGAAAGAGGATATGAAACGTATAGAAGAAAAAATAGATAAATTAAGATAACTATGAAACCAATATGGAAAATATTTGGGATATATTTATTTGTATTATTTTTATTACTAGTCTCATCTACTGTTTTTGCTCAAGTGACAGTGATACATTTTAATGCTGATTTTAATTCAGCAAATGATGTAGAATGGTTTGATAAACTAAATGATTGTGATACAGAGATATTATCTATAGATGGTAATGATAATCAAAAGAAATATCAAATAGCAGTTGTACCAACTATAATAGTATTTGATGATGATGAAGAAGTTAAAAGATTTCAAGCAGACCTTAGTTTTAAAATGGCTGCTACTAGAGAAGAGGTACAAGATTATATTGATGAGCTAATAATTAGTAAATTTTAAGTTATGATTAATTGGATAAATTCCTGGTCATCAGGAAATAAAAAAGAAAAATATGAAGTAACATTCAGACTTGGAAAGTTAACACTATTAGAAGTCAAAGTATGTTTATTTTGTGAAGCAGATTGTACTGCAAAAAGATTTAGAATTATAGTATTCAATTTTGGATTAGAAATATAATGAAAATAATAGCTTACATATTTAAAACTTTATTTGTGATATATGTATTGTCACTTATTTTAGTTAGTACAAAAGCTTTTAGTCAAGTCTTTGTAACTCCAGATAGTTGGATTGAAGTATTGTATCAAGCTGATCAGTATCCTGAAGAAATTGAATGGAAGATAGAAGATGTAAATGGTACTACTATATTAGAGAGTGATACTGGAGTTCTATTAGATGACTATGAATTATTAGAAGAATATTCTGAATTTGTTTATAGTATTAATAATCCATATATATTTACAATTACAGATAGTTATGGAGATGGTTTAAGTGGCTCACAATGGAATGGTGAAGATGGATGGTTTTTAATACGTAATGCTTGTCAAGATACTATAGCATTTGTAGAAGGTGATTTTGGTGCTTTATATATTGACTCACTTACTATTGCTCCTTGTGCACCACCTATATATGGTTGTTTAAATCCAGTGGCAGTAAATTATAATCCTTCAGCATATTTTGATGATGAATGTATATGGCCTGATTGTTTAGGTTTTAATTCAGTTAATGCTTCTCAACAATGTAACGGTAATCAAACAGAACTTATATTTGAATGGTTAACTAATGGAATAGGTCCTTCATGTGATGTTAATCAAATACATTATGGATATGATTTAGAAGCTACACCTTTTGTACAAAGTCAATTTTTCCAAGCAGGAGTTCCAGTAGGTGCTACTCCTCCAACTACCTTTCCATATACCATATGGGAAGTTTCTTATTTTAATAATAATAATAATATTATAGCACTTAAAGCAGGTGGTAATTTTGTAACAGAAGAAATTCCTCATTTCTTTTTTGTAAAATTTGAAAGTGGTAATTATAGTGATACAATATGGATTACACCTGAAGCTTGCATTGTGGGTTGTATGGATGAAACATCTCCTTTATATAACCCTATGGCAACAATGGATGATGGTAGTTGTAATGTTACTGCAGCTTGTGCTCCTAATGAAACAAATATAAGTGTTATGGTAACACCAGATAGTTATCCTGGTGAAACATCATGGGAGATTGTAGATACTTTATCAGAGAATGTTATAGCTACAAGTCCTAATTATAATCAAACTGGTATACCTGTTACTACATCTATTTGTTTAGATACTACAATGGCTTTAGAATTTAGATTGTTAGATCAATTTGGTGATGGTTTATGTGGTTCATGTTATGGTGGAGTAGATGGTGAAGTTCTTGTAATGAATCCATTATGTGGTGATACTATATTTTATTTAGCTGCTCCTAATACAAACTTTGGATATGAGATAGAACAAAATTTTATACTATCATTTTGTCCACCACCTAGTCCTCCTTCTGGTTGTACAAATCCAAGTTATGTAGAATTTGATCCTATGGCAGTTATAGATGATAGTTCATGTGTAACTCCTGTTATATTAGGATGTATTGATTCTACAATGTTTAATTATGATAGTTTAGCAAATCAACAACAAATAATTCCAGGATGTGATTACACATTAAAGTTAACTGATGGTCCTGGTGATGGTTGGTTTGGTTCATACATTACACTAGTACAAGCAGGTAATACATATGGACCTTACACTATTCATGAGGGTTTTGTTTTAGATACACTAGTTTCATTATCAGCAATGGAACCTGTAAAAATATATTTTTATACTCAAGGTAATTCAATTACTACAGCAAATCAATGTGGTATACAACTTATAGATCCTTTTGGAAATATAACATTTGGTATAGGTGGATCACCATGGTCTCCTATATTAACTTATCCATTTAAGTATACAACATTATTAGATTGTGGTAATAATTGTATAGAGAAAGTTTATGGTTGTATAGATCCTTTGGCTGTTAACTATGACAGTTCTGCTAATACAACTGATGGAAGTTGTTATTATAATCCAGGATGTACAAATCCTATATACTTAGAGTATGATGCGTCTTATGATTATGATGATGGTTCATGTTCTACACTAATTGTATTAGGATGTATGGATCCAACTGCACTTAATTATGACTCATTAGCAAATGTAGAGTTGGTAGGTTCTTGTATTGAAGTTGTAGAAGGATGTATGAATGCTCTTGCTTTTAACTATAATCCTAATGCTAATGTAGATGATAATAGTTGTATTCCTGTAATTGAAGGTTGTACAAATCCTTTAGCACTAAATTTTGATTCAACTGCAAATATTGATGATAATACATGTATATTACCTATTCCAGGGTGTACAGATCCTAATGCTTTTAACTATAATGCATTAGCTAATGTTGATGATTCATCCTGTGTAGGTATTATATATGGTTGTATGGATATTACAATGTGGAACTATAATCCTCTTGCAAATACTGATAATGGATCATGTATTCATTTTGCCTATGGTTGCATGGATTCAACTGCATATAACTATGATCCTATAGCAAATGTTGACAATGGGTCATGTGTTCCTTATATTTATGGGTGTACAGATCCAATTGCATTAAATTATTGTGATAGTTGTAATACAGATGATTTTAGTTGTATACTTCCTATCTATGGATGTACAGATAGTACTATGTTTAATTATAATCCTTTAGCCAATGTTGATAATAACACTTGTGTACCTTATGTTTATGGTTGCACTGACCCTTCTATGCTTAACTTTAATCCACAAGCCAATACTGAAGATTTTAGTTGCATACCTTACATTTATGGTTGTACTGACTCTACTGCCCTTAATTATGATTCATTGGCTAATACTGAAAATGGTTCTTGTATTGAAATCATTACGGGTTGTATGGATCAAAATGCATGGAACTACAATGATATTGCTAATGTTAATGATTCAATATCTTGTTTGTATGATGCAGGTTGTATAACAGGTGCTGGTAATCCTTATTGGTTAAATGATGAATGTTATGCTTGGGTTATTTCAGTAGATGACTATTGTTGTAATAATGAGTGGGATAATGTTTGTCAACTTACATATGATTATTGTCAAGATGGTTGGAGTGGACCACAACCTCCTGCAAGATTTGGTGAAGAAATAATTATGTTATATCCTAATCCAACAACTGGTCTTGTAAATATAACTGAGACTGTTGATATAATAATAAGAGATAATTTAGGAAAAGAAATACTAAACTTAAAAGATGTTAATCAAATTGATTTAAGTAAGTATAACAAAGGTATTTACAATTTTACTATTAAATATCAAAATAAAATTGTAAATTATAATATAGTGAAATATTAATTTATTAAATAAAGAATAATGGCAAATATATCAGCACAATTAATTCTATCAGGAGCAGGAATGTCTTCTGACGCTTTTGCATATAATAAGTCAGCCACTTTATCTATTGGTAACCCTACTGTTGAATCTGGTGCATTAAGCTTGTTAAAAAATAGTACAGCAAGTGCAGTTGTACCTACAGGTAGTGCTGTAAGATACATGTATGTATCAAATACAGGAACTACCGCTGCAGGTGGTACAGTTAAAATTACTGTAAATAGTGGTTCTGATTTTGGTGAACTAGCTCCTGGTGAGTTTTGTTTTATACCAATTAAAGGTGGTGTAGCAAATATTGATATTACTGAAACAGGTAATGTATATGCAGCTACAATTGAGTATGCATTTTTTACTAAAGCATAATTTTTAAAAATAAGAAGAAATGGCAACAATAACGGCAAATTTAATAGTAAATGGAGCAGGTATAACATCAGATCCAGTAGCAGTAAATAAAAATAAACAGTTAACGGTAGGAGCACCTGCAATAGAATCTGCAAGTACTGCTGTAACTACAACTGAAGTAATTATTTTAGATGGTGCAGCAAATACTGTTGTAAATTATTTATATGTATGTCATACAGGCACATCTACTTCAGCTACTTTAACTATAAGAACTCAAACAGGTTCTACTGATGTAGTAGTAGCTACTCTTTTACAAGGTGAGTTTGTATTTATACCAGTAGCTGCATCTACAAAGATTAATCTTTTAGGTTCTGCTGATACAGGTGTAGCTGCAGAGTATGCGTACTTTAGTAAGGCATAGTAATGGCTAAGAAGAGGTTCATGGGAATTGATCCAGATCATAAGGGTTATTGTACCCCTATGACAAAGAAAACATGTACCCCTAGAAGAAAGGCATTAGCTAAGAGATTAAAACCTGGAGGAGATTTATATAAACAGATTCATAAGAAAAAGAAGAAGAAGAAGGCTTACGGTGGATCTATAATAGAGAACTGATGGAAATATTTAAAGATAATAATGATTGGAATGAGAAGGCTATAATAGGCTTCATTGCTTTTGTCATTATGTGTTTGATAATGATAGCTGATCTAGTTACAGGTTGGGTAGGAAAAGATTTAGTTATAAATGAATTTGTTTACGATTCATTTGTATTTGTGGTACTTGGTTGTTTTGGTATAGCTGGGTTAGAAAAATTTGCTAAAAAATAAAGATATGCATTTATCAAAGGAAAGTCAAAAACAAAGACAAAGTATGATAGAATACGCTTCACCTAATATTAAACAGATGAAGAAAGGTGGAAGTAAAAAGGATGCTTGTTATCACAAAGTTAAAAGACGATACAGAGTATTCCCATCAGCATATGCATCAGGTGCGATTGCAAAGTGTAGAAAGGTTGGTGCTGCAAACTGGGGCAAAGGTGGTAAGAAAAAGTAATGGCAGTCAGAAAGACAGATAAAGGACTTGCTCTTAAAAGATGGTTCAAAGAAAAGTGGGTAGACACTAGAACAGGTAAACCATGTGGGAGACGTAAAGGTGAGAAACGTGGGACACCATACTGCAGACCATCTAAACGTGTTAGTAGCAAGACACCAAAGACTGCATCAGAGCTAACAGCTTCAGAGAAAAGAAGTAGAATAGCACAAAAGAAAAGACTTGGTCAACCTGCTGGTAAGCCAAGAAGAGTTAAATCAGTAAAAAGAAAAAAAAGGAAATAATTAAAAAAGGAAATAGTTATGGCAATGATTAAAAAAGCAAAGAAGAAAGGCACAATGCCAAAGAGTGTATACCAGAAAGGTGGAGAAAAATGTATAGGAAAAGTTAAAGGTGTTGATGTATGTGCATTAACTATGAGACAACAAAAAACACTTAAAAAACATTCTGTACATCATACTAAAAAGCATATGCAAATGATGGTTGATGCAATGAAGAATGGTGCATCATTTAGTGCATCACATAAAATGGCACAGAAGAAAGTAGGCAAGTAATAGTGTGGAGTCAATATTTAATGGAATTATTTCAATTAGAAAATGACCAAAAGAAAAAAGAAAGATCCAAAAGTAGGAACTGGGAAAAAGCCAAAAGGTTCTGGAAGAAGATTGTATACAGACGAAAATCCTAAAGATACTGTTAGGATTAAGTATGCAACTGAAGCAGATGCAAGAGCTACTGTAGCAAAGGTTAAAAAAATTAGTAAACCTTTTGCTAGAAAGATACAGATATTAACTGTTGGAGAACAAAGATCTAAGTATGGTGGTAAACCTAGACAAGCTGCTATATTTAAAAGAGGGAAAGAAGCAATAAGAAAGAAACATAACAAGGGCAAGAAAAAGAAATGATGTCTAGTATTATAGAATATAAGAAAGGTGGTATGGCTGGTTGTACAATCAAGAATGGTTGTAAAAGTAAATCAGGTGGACTAACTGCTAAGGGACGTAAGATGATTAACCGTAAAACAGGTTCTAATCTTAAAGCTCCTCAACCTGGTGGAGGTCCACGTAAAAGATCTTTCTGTGCTAGAAACTTAGGACAAATTAAGAAGTTTAATATTGATTGTAGAAAAACTCCTAAGAAAAGAGCATGTCTTGCTAGAAAAAGATGGAAGTGTTAATATGAGTATTATAGGTAAAATATTCAGTGGTGGTGCTGATAAGCTAGTTGAATCAGTTGGTGGTGTATTAGATAATCTAACTACTACAAAAGAAGAGAAGCTAGAAGCAGAGAGAAAAATAAAAGAATTAATTGCCAACTATGAGATTGAGATGGAAAAAAACATCACATCTAGATGGGAGGCAGACTTAAAAAGTGACTCATGGTTAAGTAAAAATGTAAGACCATTAGTTTTAATTTTTTTAGTTGTTTGCACAGTGCTTATGATATTTATTGATGCTGGTGCAATAGCATTTAATGTAGAAGAAAAGTGGACTGATTTACTTCAGTTAGTATTAATAACAGTGATTGGAGCTTATTTTGGAGGAAGATCATTAGAAAAAACAAAGAAATGATGGGACAATGTGTATGTGGTAAAACAAAAGATGAAAATGGGAACTGTGATGGTTCTCATAACAGCTAATAAAGATGTATTCTTATCAAATTGACTTAATTAGAGTTATTGATGGAGATACTATTGATGCTTATATAGATCTTGGTTTTAGTATTAAAGTTAAGAAACGTATAAGACTTGCTGGTATTAATACTCCTGAGTCTAGAACAAGAGACTTAGAAGAAAAGAAAAGGGGTCTAGCTGCTAAAGATAGACTTAAATGTTTACTAGAAGGTTGTGATACTATTGTTTTAAATTCACAAGGTGTTGGAAAGTTTGGTAGATGTTTAGGAAAATTATCTATAGATAAAGTAGATGGATCAGATAAACTAACAATGATATGTGTTAATGATTTATTAATAAAAGAAGGTCATGCAGTTGCATATCACGGTGGAAAACGTTAACTTATATATATAAATTTAAAAATTAGAAATCATGCCTCAAAGAATGACAGAAGCAGGAGTTTCCTACGGAGATGGGGGAGCAAACAAGAAAAACAAAGGTGCACAAGCACTATTTAATAAATTAAAGTCACAAGGTTATAAAATGGTGGGTGGAGCACATTCACCTAATGCTGAAGAGATAGCTAAACTAAAAGTAGCTGCTATGGGTACAGAAAGAAGAGATATGCCTATGAGTGATAACATGTCTCAAGCTATGACAATGGCTAGAAGAGGTTTAGGATCATACGGTGGTGGTGGTTCTTCTTATGGTAGAATGAAAAAATAGTAGAGAAAATGATCAGGTACACTAAAAAATGTACCTGATCTTATTCCACTTAATTATTTTATCATGTAGATCTATAAATTGTCTTATGTATAAAGACTTTTTATATTTACTATAACGTAGATTTTCTCCTCCATATTGAGATTGTTTAGTTTCCTGTATTTCAGGTTTCCATAAATCAATTTCTGCAATCTTATGTCTTGTAAGATTTACTGTGTGTTTTTTAACATTATGAGTTAAAAATATACACTCAGCAAAAACTACATTCTTATTTACTACATTATCATTTACTAAATTAAATAGTTCCTCATAGTCTTGGAGCCATGTATTAGTTACAATGATAGGACTGAAGTTAATATGTACATCATATCCTGCTTCTATAAACATATCAATAGCTTGTATTCTTTCCAAAATTGTAGATGTATTACGCTCATGCTTATACCTCATTGATTCTGGCATTAAACTAAATCTTATACGTATATTCTTTTCAGGATTGTATGTGAGAAATTTTTTATTTACATATTTAGTAGCAAAACTACCCATTGTAAATGGACTATTTTTAAAAAAGTCAAAAATCTTGACCCATTCATGATACTTAGCATGTAAAGCAAAGTCTTCATTACAACTTATATCATATGTAATAAGATTAGGATGAGTTTGATTAGGTTTATCTACTACAGCAAACCAAGAATGATTATTAATTTCAGTTAATATTTCTTCAGTATTTACTGCAATACTTAAACCATTAGGTTTATGTCTTTTCATATAGCAATAACTACAGTCATATAAACAACCGTGACCAAAGCTAGGTGATATAAAGTCTGTTGATCTACCAGACTCTCTTATTTTAAATGTTTTACGTCTTACTTTTTCTATGGCCATATCACTATGATATTACTCCCAGTAGCAGAATATAAATTTTTCTTCATTATTATTTTGTGGTTTTGTTTTTAAAAATGGTATTCCTGTTCTTTCATTAACAACAATATATTTGTCAGAAGGTAAATCTATTTCTTTGTAACCTTCTAAAAGTTCTTTTTTAAATATACGCATTGGTACCCCAGTCTCAGAAATCTTTTCTTGAAGTATTAGACCTTTATATCTCACCTTCTTCTTTTTTAATTGCAATACGCAATAAACAAAAATAACCCATCAGATCATCTAAAGTATCTAAAGTATCTTTATTGATACCTGAGTTAGATATTCTCATTAGTTTGTCATCAATACGTGCACATAAACTATCTACTGCATTACCTTTAGAAAATATTTTAGCAGGATTAGTTGCAGAGTTACCATATGCTTTATTTTTTCTAAGTAATAATTCTTTGACTCTATCCATATTTTGTTCTATCAAATAACTAGTTGAAGCTACTTGTTCAAACGTTTTTTGCTTTTTAGATTTTTTCATCTTATTTTATTTAACACTTAGTTAACATAAGCTGAAGTTATAATACGTATGTTATATATATGAAACGTATAGATATAACTCCAGCAATTTATGTAATTATTATGGTTCTTGTTTTTGTTTTAGGAACTATTTAAATCTTACAGTATTAGCATTTATTAATACAAATTCATGACCACAACCTTGTGATAGACATTTAATATCATCTACACTTTTAAATAAAAGAGTAGTGTTATTACAATTTGGACATTGAATATCTAAATTAGTTGGATCATTTTTTCTAGTTATATATGCATATAATTCATTATATACTTCTTCTTCTCTTTGCTTTATAAAAAGCTCTTTCATTCTACCCATTACTTATATATTGTTATTTTTTCTTTTACTGGATTTGTTAGTTGATCTTCCATTTCTAATAAAGTTTCAAGAAGACGCCTATATTTAGGCATAAGATTAGAGTTTTTCTTTTCAGTTTTATCTAATACTATAATTTGACGTTGTATACTATTTATGACAAGTATAAGTTCATTTTTAGTTAAATTAGTTTTTTCCATTTGATTTTAATTTTTTATTACAATTAAGACAATGTGTATATTCTTCTCCTTTTTCCATTAAATTATATACACCACAATGTTTACATTTAACTGACATCCATACAATTATTAAAGTCAAACGTATCTATATGATTATCTCTAATAGCTTGAAGTTCCTTCAAACTATAATGTTCAGGTAATTTATTATCAATACCCATTTTTTCTAATATAATATTTGCACTTTGTAAGTCTGATATTTTATCAAATTGATTATCATTCTCATCAAACAAATATAAACCATAAAACTTTGAGTTAAGTTGTCCTGGTTCTAAATATGTAGCTTGTACCTTTGTTAAAGTGTGTTGTCTAACCATATCAAAATATTTATAAAGTTTAGCTTTATTTTCTACAGATACTATTTTAGTACCTTCATTTGTTTTTATACCTGTATACATATTAAAAAGTTAAAAGGGAGGGAGAATCTGAAATGCAAAAAACAAATCCTCCCGTGGAGTCCCTTTATTGAATATTATCTACACCATATAACATACTAGAAATTTCTTCTATTGTATCTTCTGTTGATATAGATAGTTGGTTTGGATTATCTGAAACATGTAATTGAACATTACTTAGTAATTCAGATGTCATAAACTTATGAAACTCTTGTTGATCACTCATCCAATTTCTAGGATGAGATGTTTTTAATGCATGTGTAATATTATTATAAAAAGTCCATGCATTTTCCAAATCACAATTATAATTATAAGATGGTTTATTCATTTCTTTTTTAGCTATTACAAGCTGACTAACATCAAGTATTTCTTCTTCTATATACAATCTACCTAATAGCTCTGCTTGTTCTTTAGAAGTTAGCTTATGACCTCTAAATAGATCTCTATCTCTAAGTAGTTGATTAAAATGTTTAGATGCATTCTGTATTTGGGCTTGCAGTTGCATTTTAGCTTCTATATCTGCAGTACCAGTATGTTTTCTAGCATATGTTGCCATATCACCATGGATCATTCCATTATTACATACAAATACATAGGCTCCAATACCACATTGAAACCTAACACTTTTATCATATGAGTTGGTCCAAGCAAACATAAGACCTAACTCATCATCTATTTTTTGCAATCCTACATTTTGAGGCTCTAAATAATAGATACCTTGTGCTACTTTAGCATTAGCATTACACTTATAAACTTTACTTTTAACACGTAATTTAAACTTTTGAAGTAAAGTATTTGTTTGATTAATTATTAATGAATGAGGTATCACTGTATAAGTATCTTTATGTGTTGGTAAAGGTGCATTACACAGATCCATCTCAGTCACATTAGCAGGTTTTTTATATCCCATAATTATTTAAAGTTTTGTTGATTTTTTACAAATATAAATATAAATCTTATTCAAACAGCATTAATTGATTAATTTTATTGCCTAAAATATTATTTATTTCTTTCTCAATTGCTTGCAAATAATACTTCTCATTTATATTATAACTTTCCCATTTAGGATTTAGTTTTATATCATTAAAAGTTGTTTGCAACCATTGTCCAGATTCTAATTGTATTTCTCTACCATCTTTATTCTTCTTAATAATCTTACCACCTGAGTTAGATATATAATATCTATTGATTTTTTGTAGCTTTTCTTCATTTAAACCACTAGCATTCACTGTTCTAAGTAATTGTTGCCAACCACTATTAGTTTTGCTACCAATACAATAGTCTAATATGTTTCTATTTTCTTTTATATAGTCTTCAGGAAGCTTATCATTAATAAAATATTCAAAGATTGCTTTGGGTACTACAAGTTTAGATTTATTTTTATGAAGAGCAAGTCCTGTAAACTCAAAACGTCCTTTACATTTGGTAGGTGCATAATAAAATTTATTATTATTTACTTTAAACACATAGTTTGAATGTTTTTTACGCAGTTCATTCCAGGTTGTTATATCAATTTCTTTAAAACTGTGCATAGCAATGTAATTATTTACATCAGCAAGAATAATTTTTTCATATTCATCATGTTCTAGTTCTAAATTTGTTATTAGCTCCCATTCACTACATATTTGATGATATAATCCCATATATTCTCTAGGTATTATAAGTTCTATACCATCTGTATTTTGTAATAATGGTTTACTATTTGGAATATTTTCCATTAGCATCTCATATAACATCATTAAACTTAGTTGACCGTTTACAGTTATTTTCATAGTAAACTCAGGATCATATAGGAAAGAGTTTTTATCATTACTAAGACCATATGTACTATTAAGTATAATTTTATATACATAGTTCATAGGATTACTCTTAGGAATCTTTTTTCTTTCAGTATAAAACCATTCATATAGTTTACAGAATTGTTCTGCAGGTATATGATCAGGACTAAATTTATTTTTAATAGATAGATTAGGATAAAAACTAGCTACATCACAAGACATAATAACATTATCTTCATCAGACTTATATACACCAGCTTTAGCAGCACCATGTACACCACCTAAACCAAAATGTGTTTTAACACCTTTATAATTAATAGAATATTTAAATCCACCTTTAGTATGTAATGGATCTAACTCAACAGCTTTGAATCTCTCTAGTAATCTATTAAATGTTTCAGTATCAAAATTTATATAAGGTAATATCACATCTGATATTTTAATAATATCTCTGTGAGTTCTCATCTTTTTTATCTGATTCTTAGGAATATTTAATTCTTTAGATAGATAATAAGCAAATAACTCTTTACTAATTCTAGCTTCTGAAGCACTAAATAAATTTATATCATACTGATCTGTTAATGTTTTACGTAATTGAATCAAAGACTTACTTTTATTAAATACTTCTCTTGTAGATTCAACATCATTAATACAATACTTTATTACAGTATCTAACTGTTCTTTTGTTTGTATAGATGCAGTATGATCTATAGGCATATCAAGAATATTATCCCAATCCATAGTGTATTGTATCCACTTAAGACTAGAACGTTTAGCAGGATTCTCCCAATGATTTAATTTAAATAAATCTATTTGTCCAATTGGCATCTCCCACTCAGGATAGTCTAAGAATTCTTTTCTATTTGCTTTATCTATAGTTCTTTGTGCAAACTGATACATATCTTTAGCAAATACTTCACCACCAACTTCCCAACCTATATAGTTTTTAAGTATATGTGTAGTTATTTGAGCATCAAATGCTAAACCATTAAAAGAAATATGCCATTGCTTTTCTCTACAATTAGTCCAAAGAAAATCCATAAACTCATGAAAGTCATCTTGTACTTTACATATACTGAAAACTTTAGTTTCATCTTTTTTATAATGTTTAAATACTGCTACGAAACAATCTGATAACGTTTCATAGTCCATTATCCAATGATTCATTAGTGTATAATTAACATGTAAGTAATTAAAACAATTATACCTACAAAACCTATAGTGCAGGCAAATGTATTATAATCAAAATTTTGTTTAGGTTTTAAAGACATAATAGTAATTGTTAGAGCAAAAAAAAGAGGGATCTCTCCCTCTTAATTTTAAAATTAATATATTAAACAGATTTTAAATCAACACCTTCAAGTTTTATATCTTCTAGTGTTTTACCTTCTGTACCAAGCAAATCTAATCCACCAGCTTCTGGTAATGCTACTGTATATTGTTTCCAATCATAATCTTTAGCATTTATACAGAACATTTTAATAAAGTTTTCAATTTCATCAGACTCAGAAATATAAATTTCTGTGTAAGTATTTAATAAAACTCTTTGTTCTTTGTATTTTTTACCATCAGGTCTTGCTTTAAGCTTAGTCATTACAGGATCACCATTGTCATCTAGTTTAGGTAACATGTGGTATCCTTCTTTCTTATCTTTTGAAATAAGTGCAAGTATTTGACTTCCTGGATCATAGATTGCTTCAACAAAAGGACATTCCTTTGTAATTGCAATTGCTTTAAATGTTTTTGTTTGATTCCAATTAGATGTAATGAGCATCATGTTTGGATTTACTGTTGATTTTGTTGCCATAATATTAATTTTTAGAATCCAAAGATATAGAATTATTATTAAATAACTCTATTTCAGTTAGTTTTATTTCACAATTTTCTTTTTCAAATTCAGGTTTACTACACAGTTCATGTATATCTTTTAGTTCTTGTAGTGTAACTCCAAGATCCTCAGCATAATCTTCATGATAATATGAAGGATATATATAAGATTCTACATACTCTGAAATAGTTCCATCTTTACCAAAAAAATCTGTAATAATCTGTTTTGCATTATCAGAAAATTTAGAATACTTTCCTTCTATAAATACTGACCAGTCATGTTTATACTTAGATAAATCAAATACATAGATATGATAATCTTCATGTTTATAATATTCATGGAAGTATCTATTAGAAAGAATAATATCTTTTTCAAATTTTCTAAATGCAGATTCTTTTTTTGAATCTATTTTATAAAGACATATAAACATATAATCTTTGATCGTATATTTATTGTCCCAAGAAATATAAGTTTCTATAGGTACAAATCTTACCCCCTTCTTTATTTGTAGAAGAGGGTAGATAAATACCTTACTTTTTTGAAAATATTCTCTATAGATTTTCATTATAATATAACTTGTTCTTTTGCATACTCATATGGCAAGTCATATCTTTTCTCTGTATAATGAAAATTAGCAACATCTAATATATTCACTAATGCAGAACCCCAAGTATTTAATGTATCTTTTGATACAGGGAAGACATATGTTTGCTCATACTTATCTATGACAACAAAATTAAAATTAATTTTGTAATCAACAAGTTCTTCAGTAAGATTTTCTATAACAAGCTTTACATACATTGCTGCTTGTAACCAGTAATTATAATATTCTATAGTATCTTTAAAGTCAGCTATAGTTTTACCTGTTGTTTTTAAATCTATAATTGTAATTTCTTTTTTACTATTATCAATTACATATCTATCTACAATACCTTTTAAACCAAAATCATATCCTTTTAATTTACAAGATAACTTAGCTTCATTAAAAATTTCTACATCATCCATTTCAAAATCTGTAACTTGATGAGTAAATAATGCTGAGACAGCTTTATTATCTTTAAGTATTTCTACAGATTTTTTACAACGGTCTAATGTATCTTGATCTATAATTTCTTTATTACTTTCAAGTAAAAATTTAAAATACTCCTCATTTTCAGGTGTTTGAATTTTAGCAAGTCTTTTGCTATCATCTTTAAAAGATTGATAAAGATTTTGATTTTGTAAAGCTGTTATAATTTGTGAGTCTAAATCATTTAACTTAGGTTCCTCATAGTTTTGTTCTACTTCAGGATCTCCACTATTAAGTATACCAGGTAAGTTGTTTTTAACTTCATTTAAAACACGTCTAACAGCATCAGATGGTACTTTACTAGGACTTAGTATAAACTCTTTATCAAACTCTTCTGGTTGTAATAGAAGCAAGTGTATAAGTTTACCTTCTATAAGATGTTTATCAGTTTTGATTTCTCTTTCTTCAAGAATATAATCTCTATAAAATAAACTAGGTGAAAATAATAATTTATTTAGAGATGAATATGAAAATTTAAATTTTTTAGAATAAAAGTTATTCTCTTTGTCAAAGTTTCTTTTCATAATTAAAATGGTAAGTCTGCTGATTCTTTAATTATTTCCTTCATCTTGTAATCAGTTAACTTTTTTTTATGTTCATCTTTAAGTTCAATAGTAATATCAAATAAACTATTATGCCAATTTAAGTTATTATGTATTACATTTTTAACTAACTGTTCATGAATAGTTTTTAATATGAATGTATCTAATAAATTTTGATCTAACATTTTATTAAGAAAACTTTCATAAGGATAAGGATAATATGAAACTCCATTAGTAGTATATATATCAAACTGTTTTCTTAAAGCTTTAAAATTTACATGATTATATGTTTTGCTATGTTTAAAACGCTCACTATATAAATAAAAGATCATAGCTATATAACCTTTTGATTTTTCTATATTACTATTAGCCAAACTTTCCATACCTAAAGATAAATTTTCTTCATCACTACTAATAATCATGTTAACAATATTACGATACATTTCTTTATCAATAGTAACAGAATCTTCTGAAGCAATATCATAAATACGATTATCAGATACTAATTTATTTTGATTACTATATAAGTATTCAAAATCTTCATAAGCTTCTTTCTTAATATATTTAACATAATTAGAACGTGAAGAACTACCTCTTAATTGACCTAAAGCATCTGCAAATTTATTATCATTATGATAATAGTAACTACTTAAACAAAAATCAATTTCTATTTTAGATAGCATAGTTATACATTCATCATAGTTAATTATAAGATCTTTATGTTCTTCAACTACTTCTAAAATATCTTCTGCAGGCATTTTTGTACACCAAGTTTGACTTATAAAACTGTCTATAAAATTCAAACTTGTAACAATCATATCTAGATTTTTAGTTTGTCTGTCTCTTTTAAACTTAAAATTATATTTCTCTGCAACTAAAGCTGCTTTTTCTCTTGGTAATTTAATTTTAGGACTTCTCCAGGCAAGACTAACATTATTTAAATCTAATTTTTTATCATTAGATTTTAATAAATTTTTAAAAGAATCAATATATTTATCTTCATCTTTTATATAATGTCCTAGTTCTAAAAAATTTACCTCAACTTTTTTATCATTAGGTCTATTGATTTTTAATTCAAATACTTTATTCATTTTTTTCTTTTTTAATACTTAAATACTTACGATACTCAGGTTTAATTTGAACACTAAATACATATAAATCTCTATTGTTAATACTAATATCTCTTCTAGTAAATTGTTCTAGATATTTAAAAGTATCAGTAGTTAACTTATCATTTTGATGTAGATGTTCTATAAATCCAACTCTGTTCATATGATAATATGAATATAAATTAGATCTATCTAACCAATATTTTACATCTTTATCTTTACTATTGCTAATAGAACTATAACAATTTTGTGAAAGCTCATAAATAAAATGAAAGTTTGTATTATAATCTATAGTACAAACAATTTTATCTGCTATGTTTCTATCTTCACTACTATAACTAGAATAGTAGTGTTTAAGATCATCTAATAGCTGTTGAGTTAAAGGTTGTAATGTAGAAGAACTATTTAATAAATCATCAATACTATAAACTGGTACACCTTCAAACTTAATTCTATGAGCAAGTTTTAATGCCATCCCTGTATAAAAATATCTATCAAAAATATTATCATGTACTGAACAAGAAAAATATCTTTCTGCTAACTTACGTGTATGAGCCACATACTGACCTGTTTTATTATGATAATCTTTAACTACACTAGTTCCATCTGCAACTAAATCATAATTAGTAATAGTACCAAGCAATTTTGTTGTACTTATATTTTCACCATGACTAAACTCATCCCATGCATTCCAATGAGTAATAAATAAATCAGCTTCTTCAAAATCATTAGTAATTCTAATACCATGTTCTTTAGCTGCTTCTTTTATTCTTAAGGATGAAACTTCACAAGATGGGAATACAAACATCTTTTTCTTTTTATATGTAGAGAAAGGTGCAGTGCTCATTACTTCAGGATATAAAATATCTTTAATTCTTTCATAATTATCTACACATTCCTCTAATGCTATATCATTTATAACAGACAAGTTAGATGAAGGGATACCAATGTACCCCTCCACTGAAACTTGTAAGTCATCTAATATTGCATTATCAAATTTTTGAAATACACTTTTAGTTGCCATATTATTTTACAGTCATTTTAATGATGTCTGGATTCATCATTAACTAGATACTTTAGATCATTAGTAAAATAATCATCTGTACAAAGTCTAATTAATCTATCAGTAATCTTTTGTGTAACTTTACTTTCTTTAGAGTAAACTACTGCATAGTTTGCAAGTCTTGTTGCTAAAGTTGATGCAATATCTGCACGATAGTTATCATCTTTACCAAGACAAGATCTTAATTCACCAAGAATATATTGCTCATTATCATGAGTTAATAAATCTACTGGTGTTACTAGTTTATCTAGTTTATTGTTAATGAATGTAGTAAACATAGATGCAAATGTATCACCTACACTACCTTCACC